AGTTCAGCTAGGCCACGTGAGAACACTAAAGCTAAAGTGGTACCTATTCTCAGGAAATCTTATAATAAGGCTCTTCCAAATCGCAAACGTAAGGCTGTGAGATTGGAGGATGCTAGAGGTCCAGAGAATGATTATCCGTCCCTTATCTGATATCCTGGCCCGATTAGACCTGGACAGTCAGGTCCGGCTTCTAGGTATCTTGAAGCGATCAAGAGATGGTTCATCAAAGGATTTGCGATCCCCTCTCTACGATGCCCGTCCACGAGAAGAGATAGTTGACATCTTTAGGGAGATAGGTAGCTTTGGTCATCCTGAAATGGATCAAATCGACGAGGATGAGATAAAGAAGATCGGTCCATACTCAATCAGACTGCCGTTTGATAAGATTAGAGGTGGTTTACTGGAATACTTCGAGACGCCTAACCCGAGGGGAGACCCTTGGTGCTTCGAATACGCCAGGCAACGATTAATGAGACTTGTTCCCGCAAGATCGCTTCGACCCTTAGTTCTTGATAGCGCCTTCGGCTTTATGCCTAAAGAGACTAATCTAGGTCTTCCTCTTCTTACCAGAAGTAAGGAGGATGCAGTGCAGTATCTGAGGCGGGCCCGCTACATCAACTCTTACCTCCAGATTTATCCTTTTGTGTTGTTCTGGAGAGGACAGCCCAATGGTACTAATGAACCAAAGCAACGCCATGTGTCAGGCGCTGATCACGTAGACACAATACTGTGGGAATCTTTCCTGCAGCCCATGCTGGTGGCGCTGAGGAGTCAGAAGGGTTTCGCAGCTTGGAACGATGCTGAATACGTTGACCTCGCAGTTACTGAATTGCTGTCTAACAGTGTCGGGATGGGCTACGAGATTGTATCTGGGGATCACTCTCACTTTGACAGTCATTTGTCAATGAACATAATTAACACAGTCTTTGATTGTGTTGAGGCGTGGTTTGAGTCAAGCGCAGCACGGACGATCAACGTACTCCGAGAGGAGTTCCTTCACACCGGAATTGTTTGTCCAGAAGGATGGTGGGATGGAAGAGCAGGTGCTGTGATGAGTGGAACTGGTGGTACTAATATGGTAGATTCTCTGGGGAATCTATTTGCCAGTTGGTATTGCGCAGCTAGGACGGGTACAGAGCTGTTTCGATGTGAGGTCTTGGGTGATGACTTTGTGTCGGTATGGACGAACCCGATCTCTGACCACTTAGAAGAGTTGATGAGTGAGATTGGCTTAGTAACCAATCAGGACAAGCAGTTCATCTCAGCGAGTAGTTGCCATTATCTGCAAAGATGGCATTCCATGGAATACACGTTAGACGGGATAGCACGTGGAGTCCGAAGCCCATTCAGAGCGCTAAACGGAATGTTATCCTATGAGAGATTGCGCCGTGGATGGAATAAGTATATGGATAGTGCTCGTTGGATAATGCAGGGAGAGCAGGTACGTTGGGACAAACGCTTTGGCCGCTTCGTTGCCCTACTAAAGAAGGGAGATTCAGTTATGTCTTCGGGTGTAGACCCAACTGACGTATTTAAGTTAGCTGGAGGCTCGACTGTGGTTAGGCGAGTACTGGGAATTGAGTCTTTCCCCTTTAATGTAAAGAATCCAGAAGGTGTAAGTTCGTTTGCCATCACTGGAGTTCTTAGGGCGTTACAATAAC